GAACAAAGCAAATAGGAACAGTAGCACCAATTACTTGGCAAAATTATTTAGGAAATAAAAGATTAACAAAAGAAGAACAAATAGATATTAGAGCAAAAAATCCAGGAAAGTCAGATTCTTGGTACAAATCTTATGAAAGACAAATTAGAAAAGAAAGGACAATTAGACTAATTGAAATCAACTACGATAAAAGTCTTGACGATAATGACGTTGCTGATGCTTGTGGTATCGGTCATTGGGCTATTAATAACTGGAATAAAGCAATGAGAGTTGAGGAATAATGCCAGAGTTAAACGCTAACATACCACCAATTGAGTGCTATGTCCGTGGTAATTTTTTAAGAGATCAAGAAGACAGCCATGATAAATATTTCCCATGTGTAATTTTTGGTGTGTCTAGTATTAAAAGTAGAAGTCCTTTATTTCATTTTTTAATGGAAGATGGAGGAATTTGGTGGAGAATGCCAATCAATGCATTTTGCACAAAACCAGGAGTTCCTGAAGAGCCAATTTACAACCTTGTGCTTTGGAATTCTTTTAGTCCACACATAGCAGTTACAAAATTTGAAAACTTAAGTAATATGAGAATGTCGTATATAGATAGAAATAAAAATAATATTGGTGGAAAATACTTGTTTACTTTAGATTGGCATAATCCAGAAAGTAATATTTTAGATGATGGATATTCAGAAAGTCCAGGGCAACATAAATGTGGTCATGTTATTCAAAGAGATGATGGAAATTTTGCGGTACAACCAAATAACCGTATCAGACTAAAAGAACCATCATTTGTAACTAAGAAAGATCTAGTAATACAAAGACTTATAAATACAAATAAGTGGGATGTTGAAAGTTACGATAAATGGGTTTTAGAAGACTCAAACGCATACGACTATGACATTTCTGAAACAGAAGTTGACAAATAATCCCATGGCTGCTAAACTGTATACAAGCGAGGCTTGGCTCCGTAAAAGGTTTGTTATGGACAAAAAGTCTCCACAGGATATTGCTAAAGAATGCGGGACCAGTGTTGAAACTATTTATGTATACCTTGCAAAATTTGGATTAAGGAAATCAAAAAGATGAAGTTAGAGCCAGTATACGAAGATGTTAAAAATTTTAAATGTGATGATCTTTATCTTCACTCAATCGGAGCGCCATCTGGAAATTCAATTTGGAAAACATGTCACTCTATAGCACAAATGCTTATTGAAAAAAATATAGCCTATGGTGATTCTGCTCTTGATCCTGTAAGAATTTTTAGTAAGTCAGATCCAGCAGAACAACTTAAAGTTAGAATTGATGACAAACTAAGTCGCCTCATGAAAGGCACAGATTATCCTGGAGACAATGATATTGATGACTTAATAGGATATTTAGTTTTATTAAAAATAGCAAAGGAAAAAAATGTCAACTGAAACAGAATTAATTGAGCATCTTGATGAAGTTAATAAGGTAGTTACAGAATACCTTAAGGGTCAAGATCCAACAAAAATTTCTAAAGAGTTAGACATTCCACGTACTCGTGTTGTTTCATTAATTAACGAGTGGAAAGTTATGGCTTCTGCCAACGATGCAATTCGTGCTCGTGCCAAAGAGGCTCTTGCTGGTGCTGACACACACTATACAAAACTTATTACAAAAGCCTATGAAGTAATTGATGAATCAAGTATGACTAATAATCTTAGTGCAAAGACTCAAGCAATAAAGTTAGTTATGGATATTGAAAAATCTAGAATTGAAATGTTACAAAAAGCAGGACTTTTAGAAAACAAAGAACTTGCAGAAGAAATGGTTGAAATTGAAAGACGACAAGAAGTTCTTGTTGAAATTTTAAGAGATATTGCCTCAACCCATCCAGAAGTTCGTGACTTAATTATGAGAAGACTTTCTCAGATTGCCAAAGAAGGAGAGGTAATTACAATTGTCCAAGATGTTCAATGATTTTTTAGAAGTTTTAAAAGAAAATCAATTTGATGAAATTCCAGTAGACGCAAAAACATTTGTTGAGTCTGCTGATTATCTTGGCCAGCCAGAATTATCTTTAATACAATATGAAATTGTAGAGGCAATGAGTCAGATTTATCGTAAAGAAGAATTACAGGAAATATTTGGATCTGTTGCTGGCGCTCAATATTTTGATAAATACACTAAAAATGAAATTATCTTGCAACTTGGAAAAGGATCTGGAAAAGACTTTGTATCAACGGTAGCCTGTGCATATATAGTTTATAAACTATTGTGTCTTAAAGATCCTGCTAGATATTATGGAAAACCAAGCGGGGATGCAATTGATATCATAAACGTAGCCATTAACGCACAACAAGCAAAGAACGTATTCTTTAAAGGATTTAAAACTAAAATAGAAAAATCACCATGGTTTGCAGGAAAGTATAATGCAAAGGCTGACAGTGTTGAGTTTGATAAATCAATTACTGTTTACTCTGGACACTCAGAAAGAGAATCGCATGAAGGTTTAAACTTATTGCTTGCAGTCCTTGATGAAATTTCTGGTTTTGCATCTGAAGTTGGAACTGGTAATGAGCAAGGCAAGACTGCAGAAAATATTTATAAAGCATTTCGTGGATCTGTAGACTCACGTTTTCCAGATTTAGGTAAAGTGGTACTACTTTCATTCCCACGCTATCAAGGTGACTTTATTTCTAAAAGATATGAAGATGTTATTGCAGAAAAAGAAACTATTGAAAAAAAACATCTTTTTATTATGAACGAAGACCTACCACATGATGATCCAAGCAATCAGTTTGAAATTTCATGGGAAGAAGATACAATTCTTTCTTATAAAGTTCCAAAAGTTTTAGCACTTAAAAAAACAACATGGGATGTAAACCCTACTAGGAAAATAGATGATTTTAAATTGGCATTTTATACAGACCTTGGCGATGCCATGATGCGCTTTGCATGTACACCAACATTTGCATCAGATGCATTTTTTAAACAAAAAGATAAGTTAGAAAAATGTATGACATTAAGAAACCCAGTTGATAACTTTAGAAGGTTTGATGAATCATTTAAACCTGATCCAGAAAAAATATACTATATTCATGCTGACCTTGCACAGAAACATGATAAATGTGCTGTAGCAATTGCTCACGTAGACAAGTGGGTAAATATTCAGGTTATTAAAGATTATCAACAAGTAGCGCCAATGGTTATTGTTGATGCAGTTGCTTGGTGGGAACCAAAAGCAGAAGGTCCAGTTAACTTATCAGAAGTAAAACAGTGGATCATTAATTTACGCAGACAAGGATTTAATATTGGAGTTGTTTCATTTGACCGCTGGCAATCATTTGATATTCAGCAGGAACTAAAGGCGGTAGGTATAAAGACAGATACCGTTTCTGTTGCCAAGAAACACTATGAAGACTTAGCAATGATGATATATGAAGAGAGAGTTGCAATACCAAGAATTCCTTTGTTACTGGAAGAAATGTCAGAACTCAAAATTATGAAAAATACTAGGGTTGACCATCCACGTAAAAAATCTAAGGACCTAGCAGATGCTGTATGTGGCGCTGTATTTGGAGCAATATCACATACACCTAAAGATTCTAACCATGAGATTGAGATTCATACTTGGTCTACCTCTACACGACTTGCAGAGAAGCAGATGGCTATGGTAGAATTAGACAACAAGGAAATGCCTAGCGATGTTAGAGATTTTCTTGACAGATTAAATATAATATAAACTAACAAGGAGAATAATGAATTCATTTAAAAAAATCGCTTTAGTTATGGCTGCAGCCGTGACAAGCACATTTTTTGTTGCAATTCCACAAGCGCAGGCAGCAGTAAGTGCTGGATATGTATTATCCGATACTTTGGCCAGTGGTGCTCGTGGTGTAACAGTATTGGCAGACACAACCAAAGCAGAGGCTGGAGTTAATGCAGTAGTTGTATTAACAACTTCAGATACTTTGGCTGCTACAGCAGATGACAACGTAACGTTGGAAATTGCTGGTCCTGCTACATTTACTGATTACACAGCAGCAGCGTCTAACCCTACAGGGGCAACACTTACTAATCTAGGTAAGTTGTTTACATTTTCAGCAACTACAACTTCAGCAGTAACTCTACCAACTAATGTAAAGTTAACTGTTAATGGCGCAGGTACTGTAACTGTAACTCAGAAGAAAAAAGTTGGATCAACCATTTCTTCAATTGATATTAAAACCATTTATGCAGCAACAACTGCAAAAGCAAACGTTTTGTCTGTAGCAGATTCTTATGCTCGTGTACAAGACACATCAACAGCAGGAACTTTAACATCTAGCGTAGATGTTGCTGGTTCTACAACTGTTGTTAATGGTGGTACAGGATATGTAAATGTCCGTGCAATGGATGCTTATGCAGCAGCACTATCAACTAGCGGAGTGCTTCAAGCATCTGCTACAAATGGTGCAGTAGTAGCATGGGATGCAGCACCAACTACACAAGTTAATGCAGCAGCAAAGACTGGTGTATCAGGAGTTCTTTATGTAACTCAAGGTACTGCTAATGCCAATAAGCCAGTAGCAACAACTATTACCATTACATTTAATGGAACAACGCTATCAACTAAGTCAATCTCAATCACTGGTGAGGCTGCATCTATTGTAGTTTCTGGTGAAGACATTGCACAGGCTGGCGGAGTACGTACAGGAACCTATGACTTTGTAGTCAAAGATGCTGCTGGTAATCAACTAGCATCAATTACTCCAACTGCTGATACTGCAAAATATGACGCACAGGTAACTGCCGTTTCTGTTGCTGGAGCATCATCTGCTACAGCAGTACAAACTGGTGGATGGACATGTGCTGCTACATCAGGATCAACAAAAGTACGCATTAAGCATACTCTTGCAGATCTTTCAGTCATCTACTCAAACGAGTTTGATGCACGTTGTGGTCAAGCAGTAAACAAGTACACAGCAAAGTTTGACAAAGATTCATACCTTCCAGGCGAAATTGCTAAGTTAACTGTATCTGCAACTGATATTTCAGGTGCTAAGGTACATGATGCAGCAACACTTGGAACAGGAGTAGCAATTTCTGCTGGTGGAATGACACTAGTTGGAACAGCAACCTCAACAGATACATTTACAAACGGATCAAAGGTTTATCAATTTACCGTTGGTAATAACACTGGCGCATTTAATGCAGTAGTTGATCTACCTGCATATGTAGCAACAGATTCTGCTAAGGTAGTTTCTTACAAAGTTGCACCAAGTTCAGCAGAGGTTTCCAATGCTGAAATCTTGAAGTCAATCGTTGCACTTATTGCAACAATCAACAAGCAAATTGCAGCACTACAGAAATTAATCCTTTCAAGGAAGTAATTTCTTAATAAAATTAGAGGGTAGATTAATTTCTACCCTCTTTTTTATTGCATTAAAATGGTATAATTACTAATATAATTACACATTGGAGATGCCACTTAATTGACTAACCTTAAACGAAGACTATTATTAGCCTTTGGGGTAGGGTTATGCGTAACAATTTTTGGAATCC